TCCAAACGGTGACCAGGTACATAAAGTATTTGGTGATGATTATGAGATAACAATTAAAGACAAACTTGTTCGTGTTAAAGGTAAGTGTACCATTGAAGTTTTAGGTGATTACAATTTGAAAGTTAATGGTGACTACAATTTGCAAGTTAATGGTGACTACAATTTGCAGGTTGCTGGAAAAACAAATGTTAGGTCTGCTGACGATATAAATTTGTCAAGTGATAATGATATTCAGATTGCTGCTTCTGAAGATGAATTAAAATTTGGAGCAATAAGACTATCAGCATATAGAGAAGTGTTTATCTCTTCAGAACTTAATGTATCTGGATCTGGATGGATTGGTGGTGCATTAACTGTTGAAACAAGACTTGATGCAAAAGTTGGTGTAAGTGCAGGGCATTTTGGTTTTGTTTCTGTAGATGGTGGTTTATCATTAGGTGTTCCTGTTGCAGTTCCTGGAACAGTTATAGCTACTAAAAGTGGTCTTTTTGGTTTTAGTGTAACAACACCTTTATTATCTTCAATCGTTAGCACAAACATACTAGGTACTTCTGTAGGATTTTATGATTTATTGAATTGGGCAGTTAAATATTCAACCCATATTCATCCTGCTCCTCTTGGTATGACAGGACCACCAACTCAACCACCAATTCAAACTGTGTCGTGTTAATTTTATTATGGAGAAAAAATAATGGCAAATTACGGAATTTATAAAAGGTTAGGATATAATTTTGACGATTCTTCGTTAGGAATTATTAATCTTTCTCAAGAAGCAAAAGACCATCTAAATTCTACACCTAGCTTACTTTTAGATTGGCAGAAGAGAGATATTGCAGATTCGAATGTTTCTGGTTATGTAAAAAATCCAATGAATGACCTTTACATATCATTTCGTTCAAATGCTAATTCAATATTTACCGTTGCAAATAATGATCCTGCAAACACTTGGAGCAGTTTCGATGCTGCAAATTTATTGATAAGTGTTTCAAGTTCTCTTGTAGCATCTCTTGATAGATTCAAGAGCCATACTGATAACATTTCAGGTGTTGCTGCTATCGAATCTGGAGGTGTTGACGCTGGAACACATCCATACAAAAAAACAGCAGCAGGAATAGGAAAGTTATTAGTTTACATAACAAGCGAATCAGATAGTATCTTAAATGCATCTCCAATATTAGGCAGTTTTACAAGTTTGTTTGTTGCAGATAGTTTTTCATCAAATTCAAATGTAATTATTTCTGATAGTGCGACAGTAAATGCTGCTGTAAATTCGGGCGGCGGTATCTGTATTTTAACTTTAAGTCAAGCTAATGTCATAGCATCTCATATGAATACTGCAAATGCTTTGATTGAGACAAGAAGAAATCACGATGTTCAGTTTTTTAGAAACTCATTGTCAGTAATTTCAGACTTTGGAAAAACACAAGAATTTGCAAATATGGGTGAAGTTGAACACAATCTAGCCAATAATTATATTGGTACCGACAAGTTACTCTCTAGAATTAACTCATAAATAAAGCATGGCAACCGTAACCACAGACATAGTTAGAGAATTTAAAGACCTGGACCTGAATTTTAACATTCATCCGGTCAAAAAAGACATTAACCGAAACATCGGTCCAATGTCGGTTATCAATTCCGTGAAGAATTTGATACTGACAAACCACTATGAGAAACCATTTCGACCAGAGATTGGCTCTAATGTCCGTAGATTGTTGTTTGAAAATCTTGATGTTGTTACTGCAACAACCATACGAAATGAAATACAGAGAATGATTGAGAACTACGAACCTAGGGCCAGTATCATAAACCTTAAGGTTAATGCAGATTTCGATAACAATGGGTTCAAAGTTTATATGGAATTTTATATTGTGAATCAAACTTCGCCCGTCACAATTAATTTCTTCCTTGAACGGATTCGATAGATGGCTAACGCTCGTTTACAAATTACAGACCTTGATTTTGACCAAATCAAGAACAATCTAAAGTCTTACCTACAACAACAGTCAGAGTTTACCGACTACGATTTTGAAGGTTCAAGTCTTGGTGTTCTATTAGATATTCTCGCATATAACACCCATTACAATGCCTACTATCTGAATATGGTGGCAAATGAGGCCTTCCTTGACACCGCGATGTTGCGTGATTCTGTTGTGTCTCATGCAAAGACATTAAATTACATTCCATATTCATACTCTGCACCAAGAGCAATCACTACAATCACAGTTGAAACAAACGATACAACACCGGGAACTCTAACTCTTTCTAGAGGTCAGACATTTTCATCAAACTTGATTGATAATATGTCATACAATTTTACTACTCTACAAGACTATACAGTAACAAAATCTAACACTCAGTTTGTATTTGAAAATGTAAGTCTGTATGAAGGTAGACTGGTTAACTACAACTTTTCGTTTACTCGTAACTCAAATCCAAAATCTATATTTCAGTTACCCGATAACAATATCGACACCAATACTCTGTATGTTACCGTGACAGATAATATTGGTAACACCGCAACTCAAGTATACAACCATGTTAGTGATGTATTAGATGTAGACCCAACAACAAATGCTTATTTCATACAAGAAGCCAGAAATGGCAACTATGAGATTTACTTTGGTGATGGTGTTATTGCTAAACAACTTGTTGATGGTTCAACAGTTTCAGTTAGTTACTTGATTACTAACGGCACTACTGCAAACAAAGCCAATGGTTTTGTACCTGACGGTCCTATTGGAATTTATAGTATCGTTGATGTTGTAGTTAATGACATTGCTGCTGGTGGTGCAATTCGTGAACCAGTAGATTCAGTAAAGTATTCTGCTGCAGCACAGTATGCAACTCAAAATCGTCTAGTAACATTTAAAGATTATGAAACATACATTCGTTCAAAGTACCCAAGCATTGATTCTCTATCTGTTTGGGGTGGCGAGACTGATATACCGCCAGTATATGGCAAAGTTTATATCTCTCTGAAACCAAAGACTAACTATTTCATTTCAGAGACAGAAAAACAAAGAATCATAACTGATATTATTAATCCAAAATCTATTGTAGCCGTTCAGTCAGAGATTCGTGATCCAGAGTATTTGTATTTGATTGTTGAAACATCTGTTCAGTATGATCCTAAAAAGACCACGCTAAAAGAAGATGCAATCAAAACAAACATTCGCAATTCTATTTTAAGTTACCGTGATACAAATCTAAACAGGTTTGGTGCGAGTTTTGTTCTATCAAAACTTCAAGAAGCTGTTGATACTACCGATACCAACTCAATTATTGGTTCAGAAGCAACTGTTCGCGTTCAACGCCGTTTTGAACCAAACATTGGCAACTCAGCCAGTTACACAGTTAAGTTTAATGTACCTATTCATCGCGGAACAATTACCAACAAACTGAAGTCAACAGAATTTGATGTTTTTGATACATCAGGTGTTCGTAGAACAGCACAGTTTGATGAAGCACCACAATCTTATACAGGCATTTCAGAGATTTTGGTAACTAACCCTGGTGTTGGTTACACAACTGCACCAACAGTTACTATCTCTGGTGACGGATCAAATGCAACAGCTGAAGCGGTGATTGTTAACGGAAGAATTCAGAAAATTCTTGTTACAAATCGAGGCATCGAATATACACAAGCAACCGTGAGTATCACCGGCGGTAACGGTTACGGTGCAGAAGCTCTTGTTGTTGTTGATGCAAAAGTTGGTGTTCTAAGAACAATCTATTACGATTCACTTGCACAGAGACAAATTATTAATGCTAATGCAGGTACTATTGAATATGATAATGGTATTGTAAACATCAACGACATACGATTCTTGTCTGTAAGCTCTTCAGACAATTTAGTTCAATTGACTATCGAGGCAGAAAAAGGCATCATACAGTCAATCAGAAATACTATTTTGACAATCGACCAAGACGATCCAATTTCAATCGTTACAACATTGACACAGTATAGCAGCTGATAATGTCTGACAAAAAAACATCGTTACTGATTAATCGTCAGGTACCAGAATTTGTTCGTGACGAATACCCTAAGTTCGTCACCTTTCTTGAAGCTTACTATGAGTTTCTAGAAAACAAACAGACTGGCAAGAAAAACGATTTAATAGTAAAGTCTAAAGACCTACGTTACCTATCAGATGTAGATTATTCTATAGACCAATTTGAGGATCAATTCCTTAACACCTTTGCTTCGTTATTGCCAAAAGATATTAGTGTAGACAAGGCACTAATGATTAAGAAACTTTTGCCTTTGTATCTGGCAAAAGGAAACGAAAAATCTTTCAAACTACTTTTCAGAATTTTGTTTGATGAAGAAGTTGAAGTCATTCAACCAAAGAGTAATGTTCTCCGTGCTTCTGACGGAAAGTGGTTGATTGAAAAAGCATTCCGCATTTCACAAGGTGTTTACAGTACCTATACTGCAAACGGTAACACATCTTCTAGTGCTACTGCATCAGGTAACACAGTTTTTCAAATGGCTCAGATTGCAGGTTTAGATGATATTGCAGTTTATGTTAATAACACTCTGCAAACAACAGGTTATAAAGTTCGCCGTGAATCAAAGAAAGTTCTATTTGATACAGCGCCTTCTGCAAATTCTCAAGTTAAAATTCTATACAACAATTTTAACTATGCATCATTAGAGAATAGAAAATTAACCGGATCTACATCAGGCGCATACGCTATTGTTGAGAGAGTTGCACAAAAAACTATTAATGAAAAATCAGCGTTTGAATTATATGTAAATGATAAGACCCTTGTTGGTACTTTCAGTAACGGCGAAAACGGTATATTGAACATTATTGGTGACAATAATGAATTGATAACTATACAAGTTTTAGGTATATCTACATTATCAACAATTACTATTACAGACGGTGGTGCAAGTTATAATGTAGGTGATCCGGTTACAATCACCGGCGGTGGTGCAACAGAACTTGGTGAAGCAATTATTTCAGAAGTATTCTCTGGTTTTATCAACCAAGTTCGTGTTCTTGCTGGTGGTGCAGGATTTAAAGTTGGTTCCAATGTTAATGTTATCGGTGCAACAGCAAACGCTGCATTAGTTCTTGCAATTGATGCTGTTGATGCTTCTGGTGCAAATACTGCAAATACCTTTGTTGTCGATACCACAAGAATTGCCAATTACGCATCAATCGCAATTAATGCGGCTGACTATGGATTTCCTAACACTTCTATATCAGAAAATGTGCAATCACGCATTATAGATGCTTTGGCATTTTCAAATGTAACAAGTATTGGCCCAATCACTAATGTAACAGTTTTGTTTGCTAATGCAATTTTTGCTACCGTACCAACTGTTGAGGCTGACTCAGCACCATTCGTTAACGGCGCAGCAGAAGAACAACATATTCTATCAACTCGTTCACTAGGAAGAATAACCATATACGATGGTGGTGACGGTTACAGTATAGGTGACGAACTTCTGTTTATCAATCCAGGTAATATGAATTTTGGATTTGGTGCGGCCGCAGCTGTTAAGAATGTTTCTTCTACTGGTGCAATTACTAGTGTAGAGTTACAACCGCCTCGCATCACAGGTATTGCAAACACTTATGGAAATACGAATGTAACCGTCTTAGGTGTAAATACCTATTTCTTAGATGAGTTGCGTGTTGGTGATCGAATCATAATTAATAATGAATCACGATATATCAATACAATCACTTCTAATACATCACTCAATGTCAATGTAAATTTCAACTATACAACAACCGGTGGCGGTAAGAAAATTGGCCTGTATGGTGCATTGCCTGTAGGTGGTGTAAACTACGAAGAATTGAGATTACCAACAATCAATGTTTCTTCTGTTGTAGGTGCAAATGCAAACTTGGCAGTAACTGCATTGATGGGTAGCGGAGAAAATCTATTCTCGACTGCTGACCAAGACCCTGGTGCAATTCTAAAAATCAGAGTTACGAATGCTGGTTCAGGTTATCAATCACCTCCAACAATTGACCTGACACAAAAAGGTGATGGAACTGCAACCGCAAATGCACAGGTTGAACCAAGTTACGTTACATTCCCTGGTCGTTGGACTACCTCAGACAGTATTCTATCTGCATCAGAGAGAGTTATACAAGGTAGAGACTACTATGTTGACTATGCATATGTCTTGTCTTCAAAAGTAGAATTTGCCAAGTTTAAAGAGTTGTTCAAGAGTTTGGTTCACCCAGCAGGTTTTGTTGAGTATGCTGAATACAAAATTGATAAAATTGTTGAGGCTAACAACTTATCTACCATTGGATACTCAAGCAATGTTATTTCTGGAACCGTAAATGTAAATAACAGCATCTATGTGACTGGTAGTAACACTCTGTTTAATACTGCATATGCCAATAGCACTATTACTATTGGAACACAAATTGCAGTTGGTTCAGAAGTTAGAACAATCAATAGCATATACAGTAATACTACACTAACAGTTTCGTCTGCATTTACTCAGGTTGCAAACGGTCAAGAACTTGTAATCGTTACATAAATAAAGAATTACTATGGCTACTTCATACACATCTAAAAAACTCTCGTTCAATAACGCAGAGCAATTCAAAGAATCTTTTGCCGAACCGCAACCAACGGTTGGTTACTTGTTCATTGGCAATCATGTTCCCTATGCAAACGAAGCCTCACCAGACTCTATCGTAGATTCAACATCTGATGAGAAAACTGTTTGGGACAATATGTTTGCAGCAAAGAAAATCACAGGTAACGATGTTGAGTTGGTTGTTCCGCGCGTAACTTGGACTGTAAACAGCCGATACAAACAGTTTGATGATAAGATTTCAACCGGTGATTTGTTGACCGCCGATAGTGGTGCTGGTGGCAACAGTAATCCAATGTATATTATGACTAGCGGAAGAAATGTCTATAAGTGTCTGTCAAACAATGCAAATGCCGTTTCTACTGTTGAACCTTCTGGTGACTATAGTACCGCAAACGGTACAATTCGTACCGCAGACGGATTTATCTGGAAATACCTATACAATGTCAAACCTTCAAATAAGTTTTTAACTTCTGCATGGATGCCAGCACCAACTTCTACTTCAAAACTTGACTATAATGTTAGTTCAACAAGTGTGATTGACGGTGGAGTTAGTTCAATTATTGTTATTAATGGTGGTACAGGTTATGCAAATCCAACAATAAGTGCGACAGCTTTTGGTACTGGTGTAACAACAATTTCATTGGCCAATACAACCAATGTTGCTGCAAATATGAAAGTGACTGGTACTGGAATTGCAACAGGAACTCTAGTTTCTACTGTAAATACAATTCTAAACATCATCACAATATCTTCTGCAACCTCTGGAAATGGTGGTGGTACTGGTAATAACTTAACTTTTACTACTAGAGTTTACATCAACGGTGACGGTTCAGGTCTAGCCGCCAGCGCCAATATCGTAAATAGTGCAGTTTCTAAAGTTACCGTTGATGTTGACGGCACTGGATACTCATATGCAAATGCAGTAATTTACGGTTCAGGTACAAATGCAAATGTTAGGGTGGTTTTACCTCCAAAATTTGGTCACGGAATGAATCCAGCCAAAGAATTGAACGGTGCCAATGTTATGGTTTCTGAAAGAATTGGCCTGGTCGATTCAACAGAAAATGGATTAATTTCTTCTTCTACCTCAATAAGACAGTATGGTTTGTTGAGAGACCCGTATAAATATGGTTCGAATACAACAGTTTCAACTTCTAATGCAAATACAGTCATATCACAGACTGTCAATTTGACGATGGTTGCTGGTACCGCATTTACCCAAGATGAATTTGTATATCAGGGTAGTGCAGCAAATAGTGCGTATTTTTATGGTTTTGTTAACTCACAAACATCAAATGAGGTTCGCCTAACTAAGGTGAGAGGTACTGTAGTTGTTGGTGGTACTTTGATTGGTGCAACATCAGGTGTCAATAGAACAGTTGTTAAAAAGTATGATCCTGAATTTCAACCATATACTGGTGATATTGAGTATGTTGAAGATGTTACTAAGATTCAAAGAGCAGCCGGCCAAGCCGAAAATATCAAATTTGTTATCAGATTTTAAGGGAATTATTTAATGTCGTTAAATACCAATTTTAATGTCAATCCGTATTATGACGATTTTGACGAAGACAAAAAATTTCTTCGTCTATTGTTCAAACCAGGATATGCGGTACAGGCTCGCGAGCTAACACAGTTACAAACTCTGTTACAGAATCAAACCAGCCGTTTTGGTAATCATATTTTCAAGAACGGTTCTCTTGTAACTGGTGGACAAACATTTCTGCAAGATGCAACATACCTTAAATTAAATTCTGATTATGCCGGTACAGCCGTTTCGGTAAGTAATTTTAACGGTCTATCAATAACAAACTCTGATGGTTCAAAGCGCGGTGAAGTTATTGTTGTTTATGATGCCGATTCTGGAACAGGTGATCCTAAGACACTTTTAGTAAAGCAACTTTACGGTAACACATTCACCTCTGGCGAAACGATTCAAACAGTTCAAGCTGCACCAGCATTTGCAAATATTGCAACAACAGGTGTAGGAACAGGTCAAATCTTTTCTATTAGTGAAGGTGTGTTTTTCTATGATGGTTTCTTCATTAAAAATAGTTCTCAAAGTATTGCAACATCAAAGTATAGCAATACAACA